GCTGTGAATACTCCATTGCGTTGCATTCCTTGCCGGTACACGTCGGCGTCCCGGCTTGACTGCACTGCCCGCCCGAGATGTTGACTCGGCGACGCGTGTTGCAATCAATGCGCCATTGAATGCGAGCCTGTCCGCACATCACCGGTGACCCGCTGCATGACGGAGGCGCGTCGCAATCGTCACCGCCGGAAAAGCTCTCCTTGACTTTCTCTCCGTCAGGCCCTTCGCCCTCTTCTTCGCCCTCATCCGGCTTCCCATCGCCGTCCCGATCGCGCTTGCACGTACCATCCTTTCCGCGTGCCTCGCCAGCCGCGCATTGATTGTCGCCGGGGATGCAGCTGCCAAGCGGGGATCGAATCTGCCCGGCGGGGCACTCCTCTTCCTTCTTCTTGCACGACCCATTGACGAGCGCCATGCCATCGGGGCAAGGCTTCTCATCGGTACACGCATTGCCGACAAGCACCTTTCCTGCTGGGCATTCAGGCTCGACGGGCTGGCAGACGCCTAAGCCCGCATTCCAAACCATGTTCTTGCCCTGGGCGGCGCAGTCTGGCTTTTCGTTGCAGAGCTTTCCGGTAGGGCTATACGTGCTCGTATCGTCAGCGTTGTGGCGGAAGACAGATTCACAGCCTGACATGCAACGTACAGAACCAGATGGCGGAAAGAATGGTGTGACCTTGGATGCACGAGCGGCGCATGAGCCATTCATGGCGTAGGTGCGGTATTGGCCTTCGATCCATACGCTGCCGTTGAGGTACTCAAAACGCGAAGTGATCGATGTTGTTGAGGTTGGAAAAGTCTTCTCGCAGCGCTGCTTACGATGCTGCGTTGGAGCCCTACTAGCGATATATGCACTCAGTTCAGACATGCACGCGGAATACGCCTGACCCTCATCACACCCAGCTTGAGAAGT